GTACCACCTGTGCCAGCAGAAAAGTCCAGCCACACGCGGTCACCAGAAGTGAGGCCGTGATTGGTGATAGTCACCGTCACAGTGTTTGTAGACCGCCCGTAAGTACCCGTTTGCGTCACATTGTTTGCAAACACGGTATTACGAGTGGCCGCACTAGTGTTTGCCGACACAACGGCCCCCTTGAGGCGTGTTCGGTAGTTTACCGCCACGCCCGTAGAGGACATGTGTTTCGACTTTACGTCAAACTGCATCGTCATGATGCGCTCCTATCAGGTCGTATTTGCGCCATTAAGTGCAACGATATCCCAGCCTGCCGAGGTGTAGATCAACATTGCCGTATCACCTGCGTTGGTGAAGACGATGGTGGCATACCCGCCAAGACGAGTCGTAGGGGTCAGAATAGCCGAGCCGCCGTCCACAGTGTGGGCGATGATTTTGATCTCACCAACTACGCCGTCAGCCAGCGTCAGGGCTTGCGACGGGGCGGTGGTGGTCAGGGAAGTGAAAGCGTTGGTGATGTCAACTGCGCCAGCGCCAGACAGCGACTGAGTGCCCAGCACAACGTCAGTGCCAAATGCAGAGTTGACCGTAATTGCGCCAGTGGTGGCGTTTTTGGTGATGGACTGAAATCCGTTTTCAGAACGAACTGGTCCGTTGAAGGTGGTGTTTGCCATTTGATCCTCACAAGCGAGTTAACTGTGGGCGCTCTGTCTGCTTGTCGTCAGCCGGGACTGTCAGAAACGCCGGGAACCCCGGAATGAACACAATATACAGGAAAAAGAAAAGGGGCACAAGGCCCCTTTCCTAGGTTTTCATCAGGACGAACCTGACGAGCCCCACATACCCAGCGGGTCAGACCAGCCGAACGAATAACGCTCGCGGGCCTTGTAACGGACGTTGCCGGTATCAAAGTCACCGTCCATCGAGTTAGCCAGAGGCATACGCTCGAAATGCTTCATGCCGTTGGGAACGTCGGTGGTCAGGAACCATGCGTTCGGATCGGTCAAGAAGTGGTTGACGGTGTAGCCTTCGGGGATGGCACCCATCTGCTTGATAGCGTTGATGTCGTTATCAGCAGTTTGGACCCGCAGTTCAGTGTCAAGCAGGCGCTTGGCAACGAACATCAGGCTCGGGGGGATCACCATCTTACGGGGCTTGGCTGCGATCAGCAGGCCACGCTCGTCGGTCCACGCAGCGATTTGAATCACAGCGTTTTCCAGAGCAGTCTCGTTCAGGTCAACACCAGTGGTCGGGCTGTTGAAGTTAACACCACCGCCAACGAGCGGGTGGCCAACACGAGTGTTGGAACTGTTGTTGCCAAACAAGGTAACGCCGTCACCGCCAAGGTACGAGCCGTTGAAGCCGTTGTTGATAACGGCTGCAGCTTTAACCTGCTTGGTGTAGGCCATAGCACGGGCCAGAGCTTTGGTGTAACGAGCAGACAGGCTGTCGTACAGGTTGTCCTCAATCGCCTCTTCGGTGATCGAGAAACCCAGAGCAATGGTCTCGTGGTTGTAGCGAGCGGTAAATGCTTCCTGTGCATTGTCGTAAGCGATGGCAGAGCCCTCGTTCTTGACAGGCGCAGCAGCAAAGCCAGCCAGCTTGGTTTCTTCCTCAAAGCTACGCTCCGATTTCTCGGTCTCGTAGATTTCCTTGTGCTCTTCGCCGTAGCGAGCGTACTCCATACCAAACAGGGCGTTCAGACCTGGGAGCAGCTCTTTGAGCAGTTGTGCGCGTGAAATTGCCATTTTAAGTTACTCCTTATTACGCAACGCCAAGAGCGGTGTTGTAGGCATGAGCGCCCATGTTGAACTTCACCAGCACATCGGTGTAGGCGTCGCCCACAGTAGAGGTGGTGCTTTCGACAAAGCCAACAATCTTGAACGGATGGGTGGCAGTGGCGGCAACGGTGGTGCTGATTGCGGTCGTCGAGTTGCCAGTCGAGGTCGAGCCGGTTTGAGCGGCAGCGAACACGGCATTGGCACCCAGAGCAGCCTGAGTCAGTTGGCCGTTGGCTTGCACTTGGAACACAGCACGGTCATCGTCGATGACGTATGCAGTAGCGCCAGTGGTGCCAGTGGGGAAGTACTGGGCGTAGATCACTTGCCCTTGCGCGTTCACATAAGTGCAGCCGACGAAAACGCCAACAACACCAGCAGGGAACAGGTCAAGAGCAGAGCCGACGTTGGTGACAAGAGTCAACAAGCCGTTAGTGCCTACAGCCACAACGGAACCGTTGAAGATGTTGGCAGACGCCGAGCTAATGGGAAACTGACGAGTGCTACCGGCGTACGGCAGACCCCCCAGTTCATTGACGGCCCGCAGGCCGTAAGGTGCTTGTACAGCAGACATAAAAACTCCTTATTACTTTGAACCAGAGCCAAACCCGGCACCCCGTGTCGTGGACGATTTTTTGTCCGAAAACAGCGGCATACGCGGATCATTGTTTCTCAAAAAGTGGTTGTCCACTGAGTCCATCTGGCCCTGAGCTTGCTTGTTGTAATAGTCCTGACGGGAACGGAAGCGTTCGGTTGACATCTTGCAGAGCATGAGTCCACCAATCTCCACGTTGCCTGTCTTTTCGTTACCCAAGAGCATCAGTTCCGGATGGTCCGTTGCTTTCACCGGCTCCCAACCCTCACGCATCTTTTGGGATACGTTGGTAGGATTGGCCTGTCCCAAGATGTGCGTACCAACCCAGTGGTACACCCAGCCCGGCTCAGGTGTCGGATCAGGCAGGTTGCTCGGCGGTACATACACTGCACGAGCAGATTTTTCGCGTGACTTCAATTCACGAGGATTGCGATCTTGTGTTTCAACCATTTTGCGACTCCAGTTTCAAAACTTCCTGTGCATACTTTTGCGGATCAAGATTAAATTTTTTCACCAACGCGGCTTGCGACGGTGTTAGTTCAACCTTTTTTCTGCCGGTCGAACGACTGGCAGGGGCCACAACAGATGTAGGTTTTTTAGCCGGTGCCGCTTGGGAAACTTGCGACCGTGGCTTTTCTTCCACCTCCCCAAAAATTTCTGGGAACTTGGAATGTACGCGAGCATCTATCTGCTCGAAATAATCATCACTTCGCGGGTCGTACCCGTTGGCAACTAGTTTTTTATGCAGCCCTAGTGCGTAGCTGGTGATTTCCTCAAACCCATCCGAGCCGAACCACTGGTTTTTTGCCTGCCAGCGCAGTGTCTTTTCGTCGGCCCGAACCTGTTGGGTTTGCGGTTGTTGAATTTGTACATCTTCTTGAGGCTGTTGTAAAGAGGTTGACTGGAAATTTTTTACATTTTGTGTCTCCCACTTAGCTTCAGCCAGTGCTTCTTGAGCAGCAATGATGGCATCAGTATCGTATACCTCTTGAGCAGCCTTTAGATCCCGCCTTGCTTTTTCTAGCTTGGCTTCTGCTGCCTGTTGAGCCATATTTGCATACTGCTCAGTGCCAGTTTTGACGTACTGCTTGAGCCGTTTGTTTTCATCCATGACGGCCATAAGCAGGCGCTCCTGCTCAATCTTCTCACGGGCTAGTGCCTCTTTTGCTCGACGCTCATCATGGCGAGCATGAGTTAGTTCCTTCAAGCGTTTCTTGACACCTTCTGTATACGAGTCAAGCTCATCATCATTAGGATCTGCCACCTCTCGATCAAGAGGTTTGCGACCACGATCCTTCTCAGGGGTGTCGTCAACAATCTCAATTTCTACTTCTTCAGCAGAACTAGCCACTTCCTTTTCAGGTTCGGCTTTATTCTCCGGCTGTTCATCCGGAAATTTAAATTCGTTTGCCATGAGTACTCCTTAGGCGCGTGTCAAACCACGCGGATCTTGCACCACTGCGTCCACCTGATCGTCATTGATCAGTCGAAACTCTTTGCCAAAAATCTTGAACCGCGTACCCGAGTACGTGCGCACCAAGATGAAATCGCCCTTTTTGCACCAAGCGCCAGTGGGAAACTTGGCTTGGTCTTTGTATGCGTCGGGGCCAACTTCCAAGACAAACAGCACCGTAGTGGCGTGTTCTTCTTGTTTCAAAATGGACGTTGGTTTGACCAAGTCCAAGTCTGTGCCGTCAAGTTTTTCTGAAACGTCTGGCACGATGCAGAGTATTTTCCAACCTGTTGGCCTGGGCAAACTCGTCGCTTTTTCTTCGGACGAAGAATCTTCCGTGGGCTTTTGAATTGGCTGGATGGTTGGTGGCAGGCTGATACCTGGGGGCAGGAGAATTTCACTCATCTGATTTTTCAACTTTCTCTGCAAGGTCGATTAAATGACGCTCTGCGATAGCGAGACCCTGGATCACACCGCAAAGTTTTTGGTATTCGTCAAAAGAGCGACATGAACCACCAGCCAAATCATCGGCGTAGTTGTTCATATCGAAGCGTATCTTCTCGCGCAGTACGCGTGCGAAATCTTGAATCATTGGTTGGGCCTACTCCTTGGTTGTTGTGCTTGTGCACGTTGTTGAGATTTTGATTTTGCGATGTCGATACCCATGCGCACGCCTTCACGTTGTTGATCGGCGGCGAGTTTGTCCGCTTTAAAAGCAGCATCAACGGCTACTTGTTTCTCTCTCAACTTGAGGTCATCTGCTCTTGCCGCAGCACTAATAGCCATTTGTTTTTGCTTGAGATCAGCTTCTTGCATGGCCGACTGAGCTTTGATCTGCACCTCTTGTGCTTTGAGTTGCAACTCTTGAGCACGAAGCTGCAACTCTTGCTGTTGCATTTGGATCACAGGATCTTGCGCTTGCTGCTGGGCTTGCTGTTGAGAAACTTGTTGCTGGCTCTGCTGAAGAACCTGCTGAGCAGCCTGAGCCATCATGGCCGATAGCTGAAGTTCAATCTGCGGAGGCAGTTTTTCATCTTCAGGAGGCAGCGGCATACCAAGCTGTTGCTCAATCTTTTGTTTGTAAGCAAAGCCAACATGCTCGGCAACGTGCGCCATCATGGCTGCTTGAATCTGATTAGCCCGTGGGTTTTGTCCAACAAGCTGCATGATGATCGGATCTTGCATGGCCGACATATGCACTTGAATGTGGGCCTGATGATCCTGATACCTAAATGCTTTGAGTGGCTCACCCTTGAGCGCCGCCATGTTTTCAGAGACTGGATCTTTGGGTTTCTGGTCATCTGGCAAAGGCACAAGATCTGCAGCGTTTTTGATTCCCAAAACATCAAGCATGCCGCGGTGCAACTTGGGCAGATCATAGATGTCTGGTGCCATCTGAGCCATTTGAATGACGGCTTGATACTGCACCACCCGCTGGCTCATGGTGGCCGCGTTGGGGTCACTGACCGGGATAATCTCTACATGGCTGTAGTCCGACTTTTTGGCTTTACGCGGTGCATCAACCGGGTCGTAGTCATAGTCATCATCCGTGTAATCTCGAATGAGACCAGCCAGAAGTTTGAGTTCTTGTTTGAAAGAATAGTGCAGACGCGCAGATACCGCGGTCATCACTTTGAGTTGTCTTTCAAGCAAAGCCAATGTCGTACCGACAGGGGCTTGTGCAGACATATCAGAGATCTTCATGTCTGCCGTCGAAGCAAACCTGCGTCCCTCTTCTACGATCTTGTCCATCAAAGCAGCCAACACTTGGCTTGGTTCTTTGTATGGCAGCGGCAAGATGTTGTCCCGCAGCGCACCAGAGGAAATATCTACATCTCTGAACTCACCCGGTGCAATCGGGGTGTCATCTCCTTTGATCCTCAGGCCCCGAGACTTAAGGCCACCCGGTAGGTTAGACAACGTACCAGCATCAACCAACTGGCGCATGATGCTTGTTGCGCTCTTGGCATATCCACCAATCAGATGGAAAAGGCCAAAGCCATAAGCACCAAAGCCAGGGATGTATTGATAGTGAACAAAGTGCTGGCGCTTGAGGTGCAGAGGATCGCTTTCTTCCCAATTGCGCCTGATGGCCAGAACATCATTTGTTCCCTTGAGGATGGTCACCACATATGGCAGTGCGATGCCAACAGGCTGATCATCTTCATCAACTTCCGTATACGGATCGCCTTCAATTACCAAGTCAACGTGACTCTCGTAGATCGTATAGCGGTCGTCATTGAGATCTGAAAAACCAGTCTCTTTGTCTTTTGCTTGTTGGATATCCGTTTTGCTTCTGTCCGGATCTGGCAACTCAATGTCGCAATAAAAACCAGCCTGCTGCAGCTTGATGATCTCGCTCTTTGTTTTGCGCAAGACGTGCGTGACACGGTAGCAGGTGTCCAAATCAGTAGCTCCATACGGCAGGATGATGTCTTCTGCCGGGATGAACATACTGACTTGGCGGCCAAGAGACGGATCGTAGTAGACCTTTTTAAAAGCAGATCCAGTGGCCGGTAGACTCCACAGCATACGCTCATGCTCAGGACGGAACTCTTTCATCACCTCGGTGAGTTCGTAGTTCATGTCAGCCTGAACCCGATCCGCAGCTTCATCTTTCTCAGGCGTTTGCTTGCCAAGAATTTTTGTCTTGACCGGGCCTGCCGCGGGGAACGTCTCTGTAATCGATTCTGATTGAAACCTAACCACAGCCTCGGTGATCATCGGGTGGAACACGCCGCATGCGCCATCCCAGGGTTCGGTTCTTTCTTCATACTGCAGGCCCAAGAGCTTAAGGCCCTGCACATATGACTTCTCCCATTCAGTGCGGGAGCCAAGATCGTTTCTGATGTCTTCTGCAAGCTCGCCGGAAAGCATAGCGATCTCGCCTCTAGAGAGGGTTTCAGCCAGATTGGCATCGAACCCATCTGGATCTTTTCCGGGCGTGATAGATAGCTCTAGCCCTCCCATCTCAATATTGACCTGCTCTGGATCAATGATCTCAATTTCAATCGATTCCTCGCCTGATGCAGCCTCAGCGATCCCAACCGGGTTTTGATACAAAGCCTTGTCAACATTAGTGGCCATGATGATCCTTAATAGTAAGCCCTCTGCCTACGGAAAAACTGGGGTTCGTCTTCTTCATCGGAGTTGAGCCTCAAAAATCCGCCTTGTCTAAATCTTAACAGTGCTTGAGTGCTTGAGTCCACCAAGTCATCATGTTCGGCGTTCGGAAAAGAAGCCATCTCATCGATCAATTCGTGCGAAAACCGCATGTCTGGAGCCCACACTTTGCCGCTCCTGAACATGTCTGAGACCGAGTTTAGACGAGCAACCTTGTCGTTTCGCTGATATTTGGTGCCTCGAGTGGGTGTGTAGTCCTGTACTGGGATGCCCATCTTACGAAGCTCATATATCAGTGGGGCACCAGCAGCTTTGGCCTCTACGATGAACGAATCGGGCTGCCATATCTTGTACTGCTCGAGCGCCGCGTCCTTCAACTCAGGGAACTCCATCCGTTTTTTGAAGGAATCGAGCAAAATGATGTTCACGTTGCTAGGATCTTCGTCCAAACAGAAGACGCCCCAGGTAGTGCAGGCGTTATAGTCCGCCCGTTCGCTCTTTGTAAACGCCGTATCCCAAGACTGGATCACATAATCGCACCGCGGCGGCTGATCTTTGGGCCAAATCTTCCACCATTCGCGCTTAACAATCGCCCCTTCCTCTCCAGTGGGTGATTGTTGGTACTGAGCGTTCCACTTACTAGGCGGCAACTCCTCCCGTAGAGCCAATAACTCGTCCAAACTCCAAAATTCAGGCCAAAGTGGGTTGTTAGACGGCATGATGGCGGGAAATTCGATCACTTCCCACTCATCTTCTTTGTTCCTTTTCATGGCGTCCTTGAGAACTTGACCCGTCAAGTCCCTCTCAGCCCACCTAGTCATCACAATAACGATTGCTCCCCCAGGCTGAAGACGCTGACGGGGTCCAGATGTGTACCACTCGTACACAGAATCGTAGATTGCCGGGTTTCCAAGCGCAGAAGCAGCTTCTTGCTCCGAGTGCGGGTCGTCCACAATGAGCAAATCCGCACCTTTACCCGTCACCGTACCGCCCACACCAATAGCGAAGTACTCCCCATTCCTATTAGTGGCCCATCGTCCCGCCGACTTACTGTCCTGCCGCAGCGTTACGTCCGGAAAAACATCGGCGTACATCTCAGATCCAACAAGGTTCCTCACCTTCCGGCCAAAACCGACCGCCAGATCAGACGTGTTCGAGGTCTGAATCACTTTCTTGTCCGGAAACCGCCCCAAGAACCAAGACGGCAACAAGTACGAAGCAAACTCCGACTTCGTATGCCGCGGCGGCATGTTGATGATCAACCTCTTAATCTTCCCCTCAGCAATCCCCTCAAACTTCTTAGCCATCACAGCATGGTGCCGGCCATGAATAAACCCCGGCCACATCTTCTTTACATACGCCAAGAACGATGTCTGACACTTCTCCCGCTCAAGAGCACCCTTGTACTCCTGAACCTGAGCAAACAACTTCTCCCTCTCCGCAGGACCCAACTTATCAATCAAATCCAAGATCTTCACTTCAGGTTCCTAAAGTTCACATACACAGGCCGAACCGTTCGACTCATCCGCTCAACCCTCTTCAACACCCCCAACCTCACCAACCTGTCAATAATCTTCTTCGTACTCCCCAAGCCCGCCTTCCCACGAACCTCACATATATCCCTGAGACTCGGCCCATACCCATACTCCTTCCACCACTCATCAATCACCAAAAACACCTCCCTCTGCATCGGCGTCATCCCAGCCCCCATACACCACTCATAACTCTTCTCACTCCTCATCTCCCGATTTATCAACACCTTATCCACACTAATTCCTATCGCGTAATATTTAGCAACATGTACAAATGTACATGTTTACCGTTGTTAGCTCTTGTTCATTTAACAGGGCCATCTTGTATAAATGTACATGTTGACGATTGTTACGTCATGTATCGCCCTTAACGGACTGGACGCCAAAATTTTTACACTTTCCAGTAGGGGTCCCTGCCAGCAAAGGCAAGGGGGGGTCTTCGCTAAAGTCGCTGTCGGTAGTTTTGGGAGGTTGGGAAAAATGAGGGTACCCTTCGTGTGGGATAGTATGCTTATACAAGTCGTCGGGCGGCGCGTCAAAAGGGGGGGTGGGGGTACGGTGGGGGTCGGCGCCTGGCTCGGTCGTATCTTCAGGGGTGTCCGCGGTTCTGCCTGCGCTCTCGAGTTCTGCCAGTAGACTGTCGGCGCTGATGTCCACAGCGTCAACATCCGTCGCGTCGTGCTTCATTAACGCCTTCAGTTCTTCAAGGATAGCCGTACGGGCTGACTCACTGTCCGAAACCCGGCGGATCTCTTTACGCTCAGTGAACGCTGCAACTTCCGTTACCGTGCCCAGCACCTTAGCCGCTGCAGTGATCTGGCCGGGCTTTGACTCTGGGTCTGTTATCACTTTTACGAGAGAATGAATCACCAATTGGCGTAAGGCAGTGGGGGTTTGGTATTCCTGTGCCGCTATTGCTAGCTCTATCGCCTTTATCTCATTGGCTACGCGTGGGTCTGCCGCCACCTTGTATGGTTCTGTCATCATGGTGTAGGGGCTTGTTGGGTTATAGGCTGATCTATAGGCATCCGCCTTAGTGCTTCCCTTAGCGACTTCTAACGCGAACTTGCGTTGTCTGGGTGTTAGTGCTCTATGGGCTTCCCCTAATACAGTATGCAAGGGAACTGACTGCAGCGCTTCGCGCACACGGGCTCGGGGCATCGGTTTGTCTGTCTTACGGTTTGGCATGGTGTCCACATCATAGGGGAACGGATAGGAAAAATCAATCGGGCCCGGTTTTTCCTTTAG